AAGAAGTATAATAATTCATCATTTATGAAAGAAAAGTGAAATGAAAATTATATTTTGCCTGCCAGGAGCATCTTACTCCGGCAGGTTTTTGCAATGTTGGACTAACCTCATTAGTGAACTCCCCAAACACAAAATCTCTTTCGGACTCTCTCAAGATTATCTCTGTAATATCTACCACGCACGAACAAAAGTGCTTGGTGTATCCATAGAGAGAGGTGTAGACCAGAAACCGTTTAACGGCAAAGTGGACTACGATTACATCATGTGGATCGATTCCGATATGGTGTTCAAACCAGAAGATTTCTTCAAACTCATAGATCACGACAAAGACATCGTATCTGGCATGTACAAAATGTCAGATAACGTAAATTATGCAACCGTTGAAACGATGAACGAAGAGTTTTTTGAAGAATGGATGCACTACCAATTCATGCAAGATAAAGACATTGAAAACAAGAAAGAAACCCTCTTCAAAGCAGACTACACAGGTATGGGTTGGATGCTGGTTCGCAAAGGAGTCATCGAAAAGATGAAATACCCCTATTTTTACCCCCGAAAAAAGGTGTGGAAACAGTATGGTTGGGAAGAGTTTGTGTGGGATGATGTAGAATTTTGTCTCCGAGCTCGTGAAAACGGACACGATATCTGGATTGACCCCAAAATCCGAATCGGACACGAAAAAGTCAAGATATTGTAATACCTTCCAAAACTTCTATAGAATAAATATATGTATAAAACCTATAAATATGCATAACCCCTTATGGAAGTTCAATGGCACTTACAATCAAGAAAAAAGTTCAAAATTATACAATTGATCAAGGCGCAACCTTTGAGAAAACGATAGGTGCAGAAAGTTCGGCTTCTGTAGCTGTAACGATCTCTTCTGGTACAGTTGCGGGCGCAATGGTCAAGAATTTCTCTTATTCACCTATCCTCAAATTAGAAGATTCTATTGGTGGAGAGTTATTGCTCAACAGTACAGATGGGAGCGGAGGTGATATAGGGGATAATATAACAATCGAACCCCAATCATTTACAACTTCTCTTACTGGTGCAAACTGTACCTTTTCGTTGACTGCAACTCAAACAGCAGAACTTGTAGAGGGAAAATACTACTATAGTCTTACATATACACAGAGTGGTGGTGTAATTAAAGAACGACTTGCAGAAGGACTCATTACAGTCGAAGCATCTGCCTAAATCAACAACGGATAAATGAAACTATGTCATCAACACAACCAGCATCAACTACAGAACTGAAAGAATACGCACTGAGAAAATTAGGTAAACCGGTCATTGATATCAATCTTGCAGATGAACAGATGAATGATATGATTGACGAAGCGATCCAAATGTTTCAAGAGTATCATTTTGATGGAACTGAAATGCATTATTTGCCGGAACAAGTGACTGCAAGTACATTGACTTTTGCAAGTGCATCTAGTGGAACATTTACTGCCGATGAAACAATCACGGGCGGAACATCAAATGCAACTGCAAAAATACATGCAGTAACAAGTACTACCGTTTTGAAATTCAAAGAACACAAAGATGGAAATGGACTTAGGGCTGCAAATACTTCTGGTGCTACATTCGTTTCAGGAGAAACAGTAACAGGTTCAAGTTCTTCTGCAACTGGAACAGTCCATGCAACACAAGCAACTGCTGTTTCGTTTGGAAATGCAGATACACGATACCTAACACTCGATGATACGATTATTGGAGTAAGAGATGTTTTACCGATTAGTCGAGCACTTTCTTCAAACGACATGTTTTCGGTTGAATATCAGTTTAATCTAAATGAACTTCCAAGTGTTCTTCAAGGTGCTGGTGGATTAGCCTATTTTGCATCTACTAAACAAAATCTTTCTCTTTTGAATCAAATGTTTTCAAGTGGAACATCACGACAAATGAGGTTCAATCGGATGACAGATAAACTTCATCTGGATATGGATTGGGATAATGCAGTAGATATTGGTGATTGGATTATAGTCCAATGTTACAAAAAAATTGATGGTGCAACTTATACAGAAATATACAACGACATCTTCCTGAAAAAATATACGATTGCGTTATTTAAGAAACAATGGGGTCAAAATTTAATCAAGTTTGAAGGAATGCAGTTGCCAGGTGGTGCAACTTTGAATGGAAGACAAATTTATGATGATGGAAATACAGAACTAGAACGACTTGACGAGGAATTGCAACTGAAATATCAGTCGCCTGACAACTTTTATGTAGGATAATCGAATGGCTACAAACTCATACTTTCGTACATTTGATGCGGAAAATGACCAAGAACTTTTACATTCGATTGTTACCGAATCAATTAAAGTAGTTGGTTATGATGTAAATTACATTCCTAGAACACTTGTCAACGAAGATACTATTTTGGGCGAGGATTCTATTTCCGAATATAAAGATGCATATTCGGTGGAGATGTTCATTAAGTCTGTTGATGGATTTGAAGGTGAAGGAGATCTTGTTTCTAAATTTGGTCTGGAAGTTCGTGATCAAATCATATTTTCACTTGCAAGACGAGCATGGGAAGGTTTGGATATAGGAACTCGGCCGAAGGAAGGTGATCTCATCTATTTTGGTTTGACCAGCAAACTTTTCCAAATCATGTTTGTTGAACACGAACTACCTTTTTATCAAGCGGGCGCACTTCCAACATTTGATCTGACTTGTGAACTCTTTACTTATTCTGATGAAGCCCTTGATACTGGAATAGACACAGTTGATGATATTGAACGAGAACAATCTTTTGTTCGTACATTTGAACTGTCTGGTAGTTCAGGAACGTTCACTGTGGGAGAAACAGTTACAGGTGGAACTTCTGCCGTTACTGGTGAAGTTGCACGATGGGATTCTGCAACAAGTTACTTGTATCTCATCAATATGACTGGCACGTTTACATTGACAGAAATCATCACAGGTGCAACAAGTCTGGCTACTGGAACCTATGCAACTAAGATTACAACCGATGAGACTACTGAAACATTATCGACAATTGATGCTGGTACATCCGATAAAGTAAGTAGTTCTAAACAGTTTGAGATTGATGCAGATTCCGTCTTTGACTTTTCTGAATCGAATCCATTTGGAGATAATCCGTAATGTTTGGAACATATTTTTATCACCAGACCTCAAGAAAGATGGTGGTTGCGTTTGGTTCGTTATTTAACAACATAGAAGTTCGTAGAACTGATAGTAGCGATGCAGTAACCGAAGTTGTCAAAATTCCTCTTTCTTATGGGCCAAAAGACAAGATGTTGGTTAGGATCAGTCAAGATCCAAGCCTAAACCCAAAAGTAGCACTTACTGTTCCACGAATGGGATTTGAGTTGACCTCCATGACTTATGATGGTGTGAGAAAACTCAATACGATGGGCCGGAATGTTAAAAAGGGAACAACTGGACTCAAGAAACAATACAATCCAGTACCGTATAATTGGGATTTCTCCCTTTATGTGTTTGTAAAGAATGCAGAAGATGGAACACAAATCCTAGAACAGATCCTTCCATTTTTTACACCAGATTTCACAGTAACAATGACTTTGGTTTCTGGTATGACTGTTAAAATGGATATTCCTTTGGTATTGAATTCTGTTACAAGTGAAGATAGTTATGAAGGAGATTTTGCAACTAGGCGATCTATAATTTGGACACTTTCTTTTTTAATGAAGGGGTTTTTATATCCATCTGTTACAGATAATGCAAAAGTTATTACTTCTTCGGTTGTAGATACACACCTTATGTCTGCCGCTACCGCTGCAGATCCGATATATATCGTTGCAGAAGATAGTACTCCTTACGCAAGAAATTATATGATCTTAAATAAACATGCAATAGATGATGCAACACGAATACGAATATTGTCAGAAGTATCAGAAGACGCTTCTACTGCTGGGCAAACAGTTAGTAGAACAACTGTTGAACCAACATCTACTGGTGCTCTAACAGATGAAGATTTTGGATTTAGTGAAACCTTTGAATTCTTTCCACATGGGGAAACATACGATCCAGTAGCAGAAACAGATAGTTAATGAAAAATGTTGATAAAGTAGTCGAGAACAGGATTGAAAAACATCTTGATCTCGTTGAACATAATAAAACATATTATACAGAAGCTGAAATTCTTCCTGCTGTTACTACTACAAGTGAGGAAGAAAAAGATACAGATTTTCGGTATGCTCGTGAGAATATGTATCATATTATAGAACGTGGTAGAGATGCCATGGATGAACTTTTGGAGATTGCGAAAGCAGAAGAATCACCAAGAGCGTTTGAAGTGTTTGGTCAATTACTAAAAAACATGACCGATACACAAGAAAAATTAATGGAACTCCATCGCAAGAAACAAATCATAGAAAACGATGGAGAACGACAGGAGGTCACTAAAGCACAAAACGTGACTAATGCATTGTTTGTTGGTAGTACCGCCGAACTTTTGAAATTAGTTAAGAAAGAGATAAAATAAAATGCTTGATATATTTAACACTTCTGAAATGATGATGCTTGGATTAGTATTATTTTCCTCATTTTGGATATTTTTATTCAATTACAGACAAGATAATAAGGACAAGTACAGTGGCCACGGATGGTTGATTCTACTTGATTTAATTATCAATATGGGAATGTCAGCAACTGGATATTTGTTGATTTCTATTGTATTTACAAATGTTCCACAACTTGCGGCCTATGAAAGTTACCGTTATCCTATCGGTTATCTTTTTGGATTGACATCTAACGTGAGCATACCAATTGTTCTCAAATGGTTTCAACAACAAATAACCAAAAAACTTAATGAAGCAGGAAAGAAGTGAGGTAGATTATGGCACAACAAACAAAAGATGAACATCGTGAAATGACAGAAGAACATGGAGATCGATTAGAACAACTTGAACTTGAAACCAAAGGAATAGTTGTTGCAAGTAAAGTATGGATTTATGTTATTATAGGACTTCTTGTATACATGGTTTTCTTAGTTATTCCAGAAATTGATGAAAAAGTTACATGGATGGAAAAAGATTTAAATTCTGTATTGGTACAATCTGAACGATTCAAGAAATCAACTAGAGTATTTGCTAAGGATAATCAATGTGCATCATGTCATTTGAGTCCAGATTATCTTCTTCACAATCTTTT